TATGTGGCATTCCAGCGGCATCTAAGAGACAAGAAAAAGTTTGAGTTAGAATTAAAGAAGCTAGAGAGCTTCGACAATTAAAAACAGGCGCAATAGTCTTGGTTGAAAATTGTGCTATCATCAACAAAACACACGAAAGGCTAAAACAATGTCTCAACTAGGCTACATCCGAAAAATAACCCCATCTGATTCTACCGAATACCTGCCAGCGTTTACTCATATTCAAGTGGGTGTAAGTGGTACGGTGACGGTTGAAAATGCAGCAGGCGAATCAACTTTATTGTCAGCGGAAATTCTAGCGAAAATGTCAATTGTACCCGTAGGCGCTGCGACTAAAGTTATGGCAACCGGTACGACAGCAACTGATATTTATGTATGGGTTTAGCTTATGGCTATTTTCGAGGTTTTAAATAACCAGCAAAGCTATTTTAATCGCTACTTCCGCCGCAATGTTGGTGATGATGATTACGCGACTATTCCAGAGGTTACGCTTGCTGGGGATTTTGTGATTGAGTTTGATTTTTTAAGTGCTGCGGTCTCAGTAAACCAGAACATAATCAACTTTGGTGATTTTTTAATTAGAATTCAGGCTGACACCCAGATAAATGTATGGGGTAGTGTTGATTTTTCACCAGCTGTATTTGTAGTTCCTGAGCTTGGCGCTCAAATTCATAACATAAGAATTTTTGGCAACACTAACTCTACTTCAATTACACTCTATCTTGACGGTGTTTTAATCGGTACTGCTGATGGAGGCTCTGCGCCGGTTTTTTCAGGCTCGTGGCTATTGTTCCGGTGGGTTAATACGCATTTTAAAGGCATCCTAGCCAACCTAAAAATCTACGACAACGGCACACTGGTTCGTAACTATCCGCTGAATGATAATTCAAACACAATCCGCGATTTAGCTAATGGTCAGGACGGCACATTCATCAACGGCAACGCTGACGACTGGGGATTGTTTGATCGTCAAGTTAGTGGGGATTGGAAAGGAAATGGTTTAGCGGTTCCACCTTGGGATTCAGTTGATCAAGTACTGGTGACGGCATGATTAAAGCCCACTCAATAGTAGAAGAAGAGTGTTAAAAAAGACCAAGCAATTATGCAGTCTATAGGGAGTTAATAGTGAGTAATTTAACAGCTAAACAAAAGGCTTTTTGTGAAGAGTACCTGATTGATCTTAACGCTACTCAAGCAGCTATTCGCGCAGGGTATAGTGAGAAGACCGCCAAGGAAATAGGGTGTGAAAACTTAACCAAACCTAATATAGCTGATTATATAGCAGAAATGAAAGTCAAGCGAAGCGAGAGCACTGCTATAACAGCCGCATGGGTGCTTAATAGTGCTAAGAAGGTCTATGATAGGTGTATGCAAGAAGAGGCTGTTGTAGACCGCGAGGGAGGGCCTACAGGCGAATACAAGTTTGAACATTCTGGTGCTAATAAGGCTTTAGAAATTATCGGCAAGCATATTGATGTTCAGGCATTCTTAGAAAGGAAAGAAGTTGATGTGACGGTAACTCACGAGCAATGGCTGGATAACCTGGAATGAATCAAGAATCACTAGCCAAGCGTCAAAGATTAAAAGACGATTTCGAGTTCTATTCTCGTAATTGCTTACATATCAGAACTAAGGACGCGGGTATCGTCCCTTTTCGTTTAAATGAAGCTCAGATTTATATTCATAAGCGACTAGAGCAGCAGATTAAAGAAACTGGCAAGGCTAGAGCTATTATTCTTAAAGGGCGTCAACAGGGGGCGTCTACACTGATTCAAGGCCGCTATGTTCATAAGACGACTCATAACAAAGGTGTAAGAGCTTTTATTCTGACACATGATGGAGAGTCAACTAATGCGCTATTTGAAATGACTAAGCGCTACTATGACTTGCTGCCTGATTTCGTTAAACCATCTATTGAAAAATCCAATGCAAAAGAACTGAAATTTGATCAGTTAGACTCAGGTTATAAGATTGGTACTGCCGGTAATAAATCTATTGGTCGCGGCCAGACTATCCAATTCTTCCATGGTTCAGAGGTTGCCTTCTGGCAAAATGCAGGCGAATTAACTAAGGGTGTTTTGCAGGCTGTACCTGATGCCGACAATACAGAGATAATTCTAGAGTCAACTGCTAACGGATTAAATAACTATTTCCACCAACAGTGGAAGATGGCAGAGAAAGGCGAGTCTGAATTCCAAGCTATCTTTGTGCCATGGTTTTGGCAGTCTGAGTACAAGAAGAAATGCCCATCTGATTTTAAGCTAACTGATTATGAAGAAGAATTGGTCGCATCTTATAAGTTAACTAATGAACAGCTATTCTGGCGCAGACGTAAAATATCAGAGTTAAGTGCTGATGGCGTAGATGGAAAGAAAGCATTCAAGCAAGAATACCCAATGAATGCAGCTGAGGCCTTCCAGATTACTAGCGGCATGGATACGCTGATTAATGCTGACCACTGCATGAAAGCAAGAATGGCAGAGTTTAACGGTAATGGGCCTCATGTTGTTGGTGTTGACCCGTCTCGCGGTGGTGATAGATTCGCTATCATGCACAGGCAAGGCCGCAAGATGTGGGGTATGAAAGCATACCAAGGTACGGAATGCGACAAGCTAGGGAAGAATGTGGCAATCTGTAAGGCTATACTTGATACTGTAGATTCGGTGTCGGGCAAGAAACCTGATAGAATGTTTATCGACTTTGGTTCTGGTGCTGATATTGTCGATCGTCTTCATGAGTTAGGCTATGAGGATAGGGTTAAATCTATTCACTTTGGAAGTACGCCGCTAGACCCAATTAAGTATAAGAATAAGCGTAATGAGATATGGGGCTTATTTGCAGAGTGGCTAACAGATGAGTCAATGCCTGTTGATATTCCAGACAGTGATGAGCTTCAAGCGGATATTTGCGCAAGCCCTTATACTAGAGACTCAAACGATAGGCGTGTATTATTGCCTAAAGACAAGATTAAGGCCGAGTTTGGATTTAGCCCAGACTTCGGCGATGCGGCAGGACTAACCTTTTCGGAACCTGTAGCAGAAAACAAACAATGGGAAGAGTTGAACTACTCACCACGGAGCATAGTGTAAATGGCAAAAATGACAAACGATGAACTATTGAGCTATCGCAACGCGGCGGAGGCTAATAGCATTCATGCCTCGGATGAGCTTAATAAAGCCAACCGACGGGCTTATGATTACTACTGTGGTAATCCGCTGGGTAATGAAGTGGACGGCGAATCTCAGGTTATCAGCACTGATGTATTCGATTTAGTAGAAGCCGATATGCCGTCGCTCGTTCGAGTATTTCTTGGCGCTAATGACATAATGAAATTCAGCCCGATAATTGATACTGAGCTAGAGCGTCAAACCGCTGACGAAAAGACCAAGTATATTAATCACCTTATTCGTAATCAGCCAGAATCGTACAAAACCATTTTTGACTGGCTTAAAGGCGCTGAAATATACAAGTACAGCGCTGTTAATTATGGCTACGAAGAAGAAGACACTGTTCGCGTTGTTGAGTATGAAGGCTTAACAGAAGATGAGCTTGCCGAGGTTGTGATTGAATTGCAGCTATTAGAGCAAGACGGTGCCGAGGTTGATATTGAAGAGGTTAAGCGACCCAATAAAGACAAGTACAAAGACATCAAGGCGACGATTAAGAAAACGGTTGGCCGATACTTTAACCGGTATATCAATCCCGAAGACTTTGTTATTAGCTCAGGCGCAACAAGTGAAGATGATGCAGAGATTATTGGACATAACGAAGTACTAACCAAGTCTGACTTAGTGTCCATGGGTTATTCCAAGGATATGGTTCGTGACCTTCCGACTGTTAGCGGTTCTGATACCAACTCACAAAACCGACTAAGCAATCAAGGCGGAGGCAAAGAGGGAAATTCTTTAGACTGGACTGGCGAGCTTGTTTGTTTAGAAACCCGCTATATCAAAGTTGATAAAGACGGCGATGGCATCGCAGAGCGCTTGCGTGTTATTACTGTTGGAGAAGAGCTGCTAGAAGATGAGCCTTATGAGATAGCGCCTTACTCAGTCCTATGCTCTAACCTAATGCCAGGGCAGTTAATCGGCAAGTCTCGCGCTGATGCAGTGATGGAGACTCAAGAAATTAAGTCTACCTTGCTACGTCAAACCATGATGAACATGTATCAGGTTAACTCTGCTCGCATGGCTGTAAATGGCAATGTGAACATGGATGACTTATTGACTCAGCGGGTTGGTGGTGTTGTTCGTACTCGTGGTGAAGGTAATCCACTGGAATCAATGGCTCCACTCCCTACGCCGTTTATTGGTGATAAAGCATTAATGGTCTTGCAGTACGCTGATTCGGCACGAGCGCAGCGCACAGGCTCGCTAATGGCTAATCAGGCGCTTGATAGTGATCAATTAGGCAAGGAGACAGCTACACGTTTTAAAGGCGTTGAGAGTGCTGCTAGTGCCAAGATTGAGTTAGTTGCTCGTGGTCATGCCGAAACTGGCTTCCGTCGATTGTATCAAGGTATGCTTTGGACTGTTACGCACTATCAAAAAGAAAAGACAGAAATTCTAGTTCTTGGTAATCCAATGACTGTAGACCCTCGCCGCTGGTTAAGTGATCAGCCTATTACTTCAAACGTTGGGCTAGGCGCTGGTGATGACGAGCAAATCATGGCTAATATGAGTTCGTTGCTTGCAGTTAGTCAGCAGCTTGCCGCTAATGGTTCGCCGCTTACTGATATGAATAAACAGTTTAATATCCTTTCACGCATCACTAAGGCAATGAATCAATCAGACGTTGGCGAGTTCTTTAATAATCCTCAAGTACCGGCTGAAATGCTACAGGCTCAAGTTGAACAATTGCAGCTACAGAATGCACAGCTTCAGCAAATGGCGCAAGGCAACCCATTAGCAGAGGCGGAAGAAATCAAGGCTCAAGCTGACCTGATCAAGGCTCAAGCAACGCAAGACTTGAATATTGCTAAACTTGCAGAAGATCAACGCCAGTTTAACGAAGAAATGCAAGCTAAGACGAACAAAACGATTGCAGATTTAGAAGCTAAATACACGGAGCTTGAATTGAAATATAAAGCAGATGTTGTTGGCAAGGGTGTAGACTCACAACCTGTCCAAGCTGGTAATTTAAAGCAAATGTCTAATATTGAATTATTGCAGAGGTTAGCTGCTAGATGAATATAGAGCGATGGGTAAAAACCAACCGTTTAACCGATGAGCAGTTAGCCATTGCGAATGAACTGAATGAGCGTGGTATTGAAACATTTACTGATGCTGTTTTTAGTATTGGTGAGCCAGCCCTGGCAATTATTAGCTCATCTATTGCTGAGCCTATTGCTGGACTGGCTGGATTGGGTATGGCTGCGTTTGAAGATGTGAATTCGGGAGTTAAGACAATCGAACAGGTAAAGAATGCCTTATCCTATCAACCTAGAACCCGTGGCGGCAAAACAGGCATGAAATTCGTTGCCGATACCTTGCAGCCTGTTTCTGATGCCTTTACAGCCGCTGAGGATTATCTAGGCGATAACACTTTAGAGCTTACTGGAAGCCCACTTTTAGCCGCTGGTGCTGCTACCATTCCTGCTGCTATAGCTGAACTCAACCCACTGGGCAAGGCTTCAAAACAAGCCACCAAGATGGGCATATTCGCGGGCAAGAAGGCGAAAACTGCTGACTTGAATAAGCAGGCAATGGCTGAAGAATTGCTAAACCGTGGAATGGATAGGGACACAATATGGAAGGAAACAGGCTGGTTTAAGGATGTGGATGACCATTGGAAGTTTGAAATTGATGATAGTGAATTTAAGCTGAACCCGTTCGCCCCTAAAAAAGGGGAGTTTGAAGTTAAGACAGCTGGAGGGGACTTGTATCAATATGACCAACTGCAAGCATCCTACCCTGAGGTTCTGGATAATATGACTGTTTCTTTTGAGCCGGAGATGGGAAGTCAGGGATCTTATAGGTCAATTGGAGAGTCTGAATTATTAGGGAGGCCACAAGAGCATTTTATAAGAGTCAACGATCCCGGCAATATAAAATCAAGTGGAAGAATTGAGCAGTGGAATAAAAAAATAGAGGAATGGTCAAAGCCTGATTATCCTGAAGAAATGGCGAAAGAATATGACCTAACCATAGAAGAAGCTAAAGCGGAAATTTTTGAAGATATAGAGATCCTTAAAGATAATATAAAAGCTGAAGCATTAATCCCTGATGGCGGGGTTGATTTTTATAAGCCGACAAGGAGTACCGTTTCGCACGAAACACAACACGCAATACAAGAGCGAGAGGGTTTTTCGAAAGGTGGAAGCGCTCAAAGTTTCGCTGATGAATACAATAAAAACCTTCATAATCTAAATTACTTCCATGACGAAAAGACCAATGCCATTCTAAAAGCTCGAAAAACAGCAGAATATTTGGATAATGAAGCCAAGATAAATAAAGCGCTTGATAATGGTGATAAAAACAATCTCCCTGATCTTTTGGCTAATAGGAGAAGAATGGAGGCGGATGCGACCAGCGATATATCGAGAGAAATTATTGCACTAGAGGAAGCTAACAGACTTAATCCCTTTGAAAAATACAAACGACTAGCAGGAGAAGCAGAGGCTAGAAATGTACAAACTCGCCTAGACATGACTCCTGAAGAACGAGCGGCTACACCACCTTGGAAAACGTTAGACGTTCCAGAGGACGAGCTTATCCTGAAGGATGTGTCGGGCTTGGCTATGAGCGAGGGTTCGCCAATACAGGTAAAAAAAGGTAATAACTTTCTATTCGATTTCGATCCTGACATGCTGGAAAAAACAGAGTTTGAAGTGAAAAATATTGAAAATTATAAAGGTGATGCAAAAAAGCCGATAACCGTAACAAAAGACGGCGGTAAGTTTAAAATACTGGACGGGCATCATAGAGCTAAAATAGCAAAAGAAAGCGGAGATAATGTTAGGGCAGTTGTAATTCCCGTCAAAGATGTTAAAAATATGAAGAAGAAAGGGGTGCATCCTGCGGATATGCGAACAGAATGGATTTCAACAGAAGCACACCTAAATAAATAAAAGGCACAAAAATGAGCGAACAAGTAACAAAAAACGACAATGCCGCCTTTATCTTCGGACAAGAGGCGGAAGCGGTACTAAATAATAAGGCCTATAACTTTGCAATAACTGCAATGAAAGGGGATATTGTTGCAAAATTAGCAATTAATCCTATTATGGGTGATAATGACTCAACGATTGAGCTTGTGCGCCGATTGCAGTGTATTACTGACCTAGAGGCAAGGCTTGAGCAGATTATGCGAGATGGTAAGTTTGCAGAAGCTAACCTAACCGCAAATGAAAATAACCAGAAAAGGAATAAGCGATAATGCTAGACACTCTTTTAGAACCTAGTGAAATTGCCGACAAGTTTTATAACAAGTCAGAAGCGGAAGACTCCGAACAGGAACAATTGGAAGCCGATGACGATGTGGAAGAATCCAGCGAGGAAGAAGACGCTGAAGAGTTGGAAGGTGAAGAAGCTGAAGATGAAGCAGAAGACGAAGACGGTGACGAGCCTCTAGACGTATTTGGTCAAGAGATAACTCGTGAAGACTTTGAAACTATGCAGAAACAACAGTTGATGCACTCCGATTACACTAAGAAGACACAAGCATTAGCTGACGAACGAAAGAAGGTTGAAGCGCTAAACACTGACTTAAGTTCATATATTGCTGAGTTTGAATCTACTTATGTGAATGAGGCAAGTGAAGAGGAATTAAACGAGCTTTTAGAAGATGGTGACACAGCGGAATATCTGCGACGCACCAACGAAATTAAAGCTAACAAGGCGAAGCTAGAGGCTATTAAAGCCAAGCAAGCAGAGGCGTTTAAAACTATACAAGCTGACGAAAACCAAAAGCTAATCGAGCTGATGACTGATTGGGCAGACCCTAAAACAGGGCCAGAAACCCAAAAGGCTGATATTGATAAGGCTCTAGGTTATGCGGAAGCTGTTGGATTCACTAAGGAAGACCTCGAAAAGCTCGCAGACCATAAGGTTATTCGAGCATTAATCGACGCTGGCAAATATCAGTCGCTGAAAAAGTCTAAGCCTAGTTTGACTAAGCTGAAGACGAAAGTTGCTAAGAAAGCCAGTAAAAAACCAGCTCGCAGCACTAAAAAATTAAGCGCAGCAGAGTTATTCTACCCTAAGAAGGAAAAATAAGATGGCTACTCTAGCTAATAACGTATTGACGTTAAACGATTGGGCAAAACGCCGCGATCCAGATGGTAAAACTTCCATGATTGTTGAGGCTCTTAGTGAGTCGAATATGATCTTAGAAGATATGATGTTCAAAGAAGGTAACTTGCCTACTGGTGAGCGTGTGACAATCCGAACAGGTTTGCCAGATGTTTACTATCGCATGATGAACGAAGGTATTCCAAAATCTAAGTCTACCACTGCTCAGATCACTGAAAACGCCGCTGAACTTACTGCGCTTTCTGAAATTGATAAAAGCACTGCTGACTTAGAAGGCGATGTAAACGAATTCCGCCTAAGTGAATCAACGGCTTTCTTAGAAGCTATGTCACAAAAGCAAGCGGAAACTTTGTTCTATGGTTCTGCTGCTAACCCTGAAGAGTATGTTGGCCTAGCAAACCGTTATGGCGATTTGTCAGCTAATAACGCTCAAAATATTCTTGATGCTGGTGGCACTGGCTCAGATAATACCTCCGCATGGCTGGTATCTTGGGGTTCTCAAACTGTTCACGGCGTATTCCCTAAAGGCTCTACAGCTGGTATTAAACATACAGACCATGGCGAAGACTGGGCATTTGATCCAAATAATAACCGCTTCCGTGCTTATATTGACAATTATGAGTGGAAAAACGGCTTAGTAGTTAAAGATTGGCGCTATGCTGCTCGTATTGCAAACATCGATGTATCAGACTTGGTTGGTTTGACTGGCACTCAGGCTCTAGCGGCTTCTACCTCGTTGATTAAGTTAATGAGTCGAGCTATTGACCGTATGCCGTCACAGACTGGCAATATGGCTTTCTATGTTAACCGTACTGTAGCGTCACACCTACGCATCATCGGCCTAGAAAAGTCTAACTCTGCTGTATCTGTTGAGCCTGGTCTAAACCAGTTTGGCGAAAACATCATGGTTACTCGTTTCCTTGGCATTCCGGTGCGCTTGGTTGATAAACTTTCAGAAACCGAAGCCCGCGTGGTTTAAGGAGAAATATTATGATTCTTGATTCTTTATTGAAGTTCTCAGATGCTCAGGCACTGACCGCAACTGCTGACTCTACCAATGTTATTGATCTAAGCAATGATCGTGATATTGGTAAGGGTGAGCCGATGGCACTTGTTGTAACAGTTGGCGTTGCTGCTGACTTTACAACTGGCGACGAAACCTATCAGTTCCAGCTTGAAACCGATGATAATGCGGCGTTTAGCTCTGCGACTGTTATTGGTGATGTTACGGTGGCTGCGGCTAACCTAGCGGCTGGTGATAAGGTGGTTATTCCATTAGGACAAACTAATGAGCGCTATTTACAGGCTCGCTATGTTCTTGGTGGTACATCCCCAAGCGTAACAGTTGACGCATACTTACAGCCATTAAGCATGGTTGATGCTTCTGCTACTTACGCAAGCGGCTATTCAATTACATAGGGTGACTTATGAAAGTGAAAGCTCTTAAACAGG